CGCTGCTTGGCATGTCGGAGGTTGTGCGCATGTTCCTCGATGCGGACGGATCCGGCGGGCGCGGCGTGGTGCGGATGACGATTGACGACGCCGAGCACATTTCGCCCGAGCGCCGCGAAGAAATCATCGCGAGCTACCCCGAATACGAGCGGGACGCGCGCACGAAGGGCATCCCCGCGCTCGGGTCTGGCCGCGTTTATCCGGTGGCCGAGAGTTCGATAACGGTCGAGCCGTTCAAGGTGCCGGACTTCTGGCCGGTGATCGGCGGGCTGGACTTCGGGTGGGAGCACCCGACCGCGGCGGCAAAGCTGGCCTGGGACCGCGACCATGATGTGGTGTACGTGACAGGCGCCTATCGCCGCAAGCAGGCAACTCCCATCGAGCACGTCGCGGCGCTAAAGCCCTGGGGTGAGCACACGCTCTGGGCGTGGCCACACGACGGGCACCAGCCGAGTAAGGGCAAGTTCGGCGGCCGGTCGCTATGGCTCGCCTATGCCGAGGCCGGGCTTAAGATGATGCCTTCGCATTCGGTATTGCCGGACGGAGGGTATGGCGTTGAGCCCGGCATTCTCGGGCTTCTGGAGCGGATGCAATCGGGCCGTCTGAAGGTGTTCTCGCACCTGGAGGATTGGTTCGACGAGTTTCGGTACTACCACCGGAAGGAGGGGCTGATCGTGAAGGAGCGCGACGACATCATGGACGCGACCCGCGTGGCCTTCATGTCGCTACGCCATGCAGAGCCGCCTATCTGGGCCGAGGATGATATGGAACGCCGGGACTATGGCAACGACGGCCGCTCGGCCGCGACGGGGTACTAGGGATGGCAGGATTCAGGATGTTCGACGGTGTGGAGCGCGCGAAGATCGAGGAGGCCCTTGCGCAGCTTGTGGCGAGGTACGCATAATCTATGGACCTGATGACCGAAGACATGGCGCTCGATAACGACGAGGCGCCCGGCGAAGCCATGCCAGGGCAGGCATATTCGCCCGCCATGTTCTTGTCGCAGGTGAGCGACCCGAGCGTCATCAACTTCGCGGGCCAGCTCCCCGAGGAGGAGCGCGACGAAATCGCGCGGACGGTCCTTGAAGAATACGACATCGACGCCGACAGCATGTCCGACTGGAGGGCGGCCATGCAGAAGGGCATAGACCTTGCGATGCTCCTGAAGGATAACAAGGCTTACCCGTGGGACCGGGCCGCGAATGTGCGTTTCCCGCTCGTGACCAGCGCCGCGTTGCAATTCAACGCGCGGGCATACCCGGCGGTTGTGCCGAATGGCGATGTTGTGTTGTGCCGCACCTATGGCAAGGACCAGGGCGGACAGAAGGCGGCGCGGGCCGCCCGCATCGCCGCGCATATGTCCTACCAGCTTTCGGTACAGGTCGAGGAATGGGAAGAGGAGACGGACAAACTTCTCGTCGCGCTGCCGCTCGCCGGCACGGTTTTCCGCAAGGTCTGGCATGACCCGGTGTTGAGCCGTCCGCGTGTGCAGCTCTGCGACCCAGGAACGGTTGTCGTCAATGCGGGCGTGCGCAACCTGCATGACTGCTCCCGCATTTCCGAAGAGATGGAGCTTTACCCGGCCGAGGTGGCGAGCCGCAAGAAAGCCGGTGTGTTTCTCGATGTCGAGCTGGAGGAAGAGACCGAGACGGACGGGGACACGCGCGACCCGGCCCGGCCGCTTCTGTTCATCGAACAGCACCGGCGGATTGACCTTGACGGCGACGGGATCGACGAGCCGTACATCTGTACGGTTCACAAGGCCTCGCAGAAGCTGGTTCGCATCGTATCGGACTTCACGCCCGAGGACGTGCAGGTGACGGATGCCGGCGAGGTGCTGTATATCGCGCGGCGCTCGCACTACGTCGCCTATCACTTTCTTCCTGACCCGGCCGGCAAGTTCTTCGGCATGGGGTTTGGCCTGCTTCTCGGGGACATATCCGAGAGCATCGACACTGCGATCAACCTGCTATTCAACTCGGCGCACATGGCATCGCTATCGGCGGGCTTCATCGGTGCCGAATTTCGCATGAAGGGCGGGGCGCAGCGGTTCCGGCCCGGCGAGTGGAAGACGGTCGGCGTGGCGGGCCAGGACATCCGCTCGGCCGTGGTCCCACTTCCGGCGTCGCCCCCGTCGCCCGTCATGTTCGAGCTTCTCGGGATGCTCGTCGAGGCTGGCCGGGAAATTGCCTCCGTCAAGGACGTGATGACGGGCGAGGCCAACCGGCAGATGACGGCGACTACGACGCTGGCGTTGATCGAACAGGGCCAGATGTTGTTCTCGGCGGCATATAAGCGGGTATGGCGGGCGCTCAAGAAAGAGTTCCGGCTGCTTGCGGCGATCAATGCGCAAACGGTGTCGCCGGAAGAGTACATGCGGTTTCACGACGAGGAAGCGGACCCGCGGGCTGATTACAACCTGTCGGACATGGATATTTGTCCGATTGCCGACCCGCGCAGCGTGACCAACCCGCAGAAGATGGCCAAGGCCGGGATGCTCGGTGAGATGGCGCAGGCCGGTATCGTCGACCCGGTAGTTGCCGGACAGCGGATGCTTGAGGCGGCTGGCATCGAGGACATCGAGGAGCTTGCGCCGAAGCCTGACCCGTGGGCGGTGGAGATGCAGCGCATTTCCGGCGAGCTGGAGGTCATGAAGGCCCTCGGCGAAGTGGACAAGCTTCAGGCCGAGGCGACGAAGCTGATTGCGGATGCGGAGGCTGTCGAGGCCGGCCCGCAGTTGGCGCTCTACCAGACGTACATCACCCAGAGGACGGCGATCCTGAAAGAGAGGCTGCGTGCGCTTGTCGGAGGAGGCCCTCAAGGAATGGCGGGAGCATCCGGTAACGGAGCGGGTGCTGATGCTTCTCAGATCGATGCACTCCTCGCGCAAGCGGGCGGTGTTGGAAGCGGCATGGGCGCAGGAGGCGCTGGACAGCCGGGCTATATGGCGGGCCAAGGAAGCGGAGGCCCTGCTTACTGACCTGGCCGAAGCCAGCGCGGAAGACATGGAACTATGGGCGGAGCAAGGACGGACTGAATGAGCGACGAGGCGAATTTCGGCTATCTGGCGCGAGAATGCGCCGAGGCCGTGCCGGCCAATCTCTCCGGGATACGGCCGGTCGAATACAAGGTGTTGGTGCGGCCGGACAAGGTTGAGGAGCGCACTAAAGGCGGCCTCTACATGCCCGACACGACGGCGGAAAAGGAGCAATTCGCCGTCACGATGGGCGTCTTGGTGGCCAAGTCGCCGCAGGCGTTCACCGACCTGCCCGACGTGGCGGTCGGTGCGCGTGTCGTGTTCGACAGGTACGCGGCCAAGAAGGTCACCGGCCGGGATGGCGCGGAATATTGGATCATGAAGGACAGCAATATTGCTGCGGAGATGAAATGACCGACGAACCGGACGACACCGAAGAGCCCGAAGCCGAAGCGCAGGAACAGGAAGCCCCCCCGCCCGAGCAGCCGGCGAAGGGGTGGAGCGAAGTCGACGAGGCGGACGCTCGTGCGCTGGGCTGGAAGCCCCGCGACGAATGGAAAGGCGAAGTCCCGCCAGGCTACATCGACGCGCCGAGGGAATACCTGGACCGCGCCGAGCGCATTCTGCCGTTCCGCAAGCTCAAGGAACGGATGGAGGCGAGCGAGCGCAAGCACGCGGCCGACATCGCGTCCGTGAAAGCGGACCAAGCCAAAGCTTATGAGGCGGCGCGCAAGCGCGAGATTGCCGCGATCCGCGAGGAAATGGCGGCTTCCGTGCGGCTGGCCGACGAGGACAGGTACAAGGCGGCTGAGGCGAAGCTGGACAAGCTGCAGGAGCAGCCTTCGGCGCAGACCACGGCCCAGCCTGGGCCGGGCACCGAAGACGAGCGGCTGGCGCACCAGTGGCACATGGACAACCGGGAAACGGTTTCGGACCCCTACCGGTACGCCGTCGCCAATGCGGCGTTCATGGAAGCCGCCGACAAGCCGATGGCCGAGCGGCTGGCTTATGCCTCGCGTCGCGTCGCAGAGATGTTCGGTGGCCGGCAGGCGGCCCCGGATCCGCAGGCGCAGCGCGCCGTGGCGGCGAAGGTGGATCAGGGCGGGCTTGCCCGCGCGCCTCGCAAGGAAGCATTCGACGGGCTGCCTGAGGCGGCGCGCGACGTTTTCAAGCAGGAGGTCGCGAAGGGCAGGTTCAAGGACACCGCGGCGGAGCGCAAGGCGTTCCATGACGATTACATGGAGGTAGCGCGATGAGCGACTTGCAGGATTTCGAGCCGAAGCGTGGTCCTGGTCGCCCGCCGAAGGTGCGCGAGCGTGACGAGAGCCGCCCCGGCGAGGAGCCGACGCGCCGCAGGCGGCGGGAAGCGGCTGGGGTGGTTGGCGGCCAACGCCAGCCGATCCCCGAGCAGATGGTCGCGGACAAGTCCTACAACTACCGGCTGGTGAACGGCTCGCCCGGCCGTGTGCAGCAGCTCTATTCCGAGGACTGGGACGTGGTGGCGCATGACGGCACGGCCGTCGACGGCGCCGGCCCGGCCCCCGAGGCATCGTTGCATGTCGGGGGAACGCTCCCGGACGGCAGCGCAATGCCTGTCTACCTGATGAGAAAGCCCAAGACGCTTTATGACGAGGACCGGAAAGAGAAAGAGAAGTACAACGACCAGATCGAGGCGCAGATCAAGGCCGGGCATGTCCGCACCGAAGATGGCGGGCGGCTTGGCAAGGACGCCGAGGTGTACGCGACAAGCGTGAGCATCAGCGGCGGCGCCCGGCGGGTCGTCACCCCGTAACCCTCTCATAAAGGCTCAAACACATGGCCAATGTGGACATGCGATTCGGGCTGAAGCCGCTGCACAAGATGCTGCGGGTCACCCCGTACTATGTGCCGTCGACCTACGGGACGGCGCTCTATATCGGCGATCCGGTCGTGAAGACCGGGACGGCGAACACTGCCGAAGTCAACTTCCCCGGCTTCAAGCGCGCCCCCGGCACGCTCCCGGAGGTCAACAAGGCGACGGCAGGCGACGGCAACCCTGTGACGGGCGCCATTGTCGGCTTCGCGCCGCTTCCGGCCTCGCCGCAGTACCAGTACAACCCGGCATCGACCGCGCGCGTCATCTATGTTGCCGATCACCCGGACCAGGAGTTCCTGATCCAGGCGGACGGCACGCTCGCGGAAACGAGTGTCGGGCTGAATGCCGTGCTGATCTACACGCATGCCGGGTCCACCGTGACGGGCCTGTCGGGCGTGGAGCTTGACACGACTTCGGACGTTCCGGCGGCGGATGCCTCCAACCAGCTCACCATTCTTCGGATTTGGGAAGCGGAGGATAACGACGTCTCCAGCGCCAACTCGGTTGCGGTTGTGAAAATCAACCAGAGCACCGAGGGCAACAACTTCCTCGGCATTTAAGGGAGCGGGAAAATGAGCGTTTTCAACACCGGTTCCGCCCCGCAGCTTCTGTGGCCGGGGCTCAAGCGTGTGTATGGCGAGACGTACAAGGAGAAGCCGCTGATCGCCGGCATGGTTTTCGAAGGCATGTCTTCGGACAAGGCTTACGAGAAGATGCAGGAGATGACCGGCCTCGGGCTCGCCGTGCAGAAGGCCGAAATGGCCGGCATCAGCTACGACGTCGACGGCCAGGGCTACACCACCACGTTCAACAATGTCGGCTACGGGCTGGGCGTCCAGGTCTCGCATGAGGCCATCCAGGACAACCAGTACCAGTCGGTTGCTGAGCGCAAAATGAAGAAGCTCGCGCGGTCGATGCGCCTCACCAAGGAGACGGTGGCGGCGAACATCTTCAACCGCGCGTTCAATTCGTCCTACGTCGGCGGCGATGGGCTGGAACTGTGCTCCACCGCGCACGTGACGGCGGACGGGACGCAGGCGAACGAGCCGACCGTGGCGGTGGACTTCTCCGAGGCGGCGCTGGAAGACATGCTGACGGCCATCCTTCAGATCAAGGACAGCCGCGGCTACTTCATCCAGGCCAATGCGCGGAAGCTCCTGATTCCGCCGGCACTGCGCTTCGAAGCGCAGCGCATCCTTGGCTCGGCGCTCCAGGCGGGCTCGGCCAACAACGACGTGAACGCGATCCGCTCGATGGGCATCCTGTCGACGGGCGATGTGATCGTCTGGCCGTACCTGACCGACACCGACGCCTGGTTCGTCCTGACGGACGTGCCGGACAGCCTGATCATGTTCAACCGGCAGGCCGCAAGCCTGACGCAGGACAACGACTTCGACACGATGAACGTGAAGATGAAGTCCTACGAGCGCTATTCGATCGGCTGGGCCGATTGGCGCGGCGTGCGCGGCTCGCCGGGCGCGTAACCTCCTCCCCGCCGGCTAACATCGCGGGCCGGTGGCACTAGCCCCGGGGCATGGCGCCCCGGGGTTTTCTTCTCACCTCCGGATTTCCGGAAACGGACGCCTGATGGGGCGTCGGAAGGGTCATCATGCCTATCAGCAACTATCCGAACGGGTTCGCCAATGGCGTTGCCATTCGCGGCATCCCGATCACGGTCACCAATCCCGGGAATGTCTTTTGGGTGGACAGCGGCGCCGGTTCCAACGGCAACCCCGGAACCTATATGCTGCCGTTTTCGACGATTGACTACGCCATTGGGCGGTGTACTGCATCGAATGGCGACATCATCTTCGTGAAGCCAGGGCACACCGAGACGGTTTCGGCGGCCGGTGGCATTGCCTGCGATGTGGCGGGCGTCGCCATCGTCGGGCTCGGCAAGGGCTCGCTTCGGCCGACAATCACGCTGGATACGGCGGCCACGGCCTCTATCACGGTTTCGGCAGCGGCGGTCACGCTGCATAACCTGCTGATCCGCGCCAACTTCGCCGACATTACGCGCATGATCAACGTGACGTCCACAGGTGCGCATCTCGACAACCTGGAGTTTGTCGCGGTCGCGGCCAACATGAACTGGGTGGACGTGATCGATGCATCGAGCACGACCGACAACAACGCTGATGGCCTGACCGTCACCGGCTGCCGGGCGTGGGCGGTCGATGCGGCCTCGGACAGCTTCATCGAAATCAACGCGGACCTGGATCGGCTTTGGGTCGAAGATTGTTGGGTGGTCCACGCGACAGCGAACGCCACCGCGATGATCGAGTGCGCCACGGGCAAGGACATCACCAACGCCTATGTCCGCAACTGTGGCTATCAGTCGGCCCTGACGGCGGTGGACGTGCTGATCGACAACGATACGTCGGCAAACAGCGGCTTCGTGATCGGGTGCTATGGTTCGCACCTCGACACGGCGGCCGAGGTGCTGATCGACGCCGATGGGGTCGGCATGTTCGGCAACTACGGTTCCGGCGTTATCACGGCCTCGGGCTACCTGCTTCCGGCGGCGGATAGCTGATCTTGGGCCATGCCGATTACTACGCACCGGGGCAGTGGAATGCCATCTGCGACCGGTGCGGCTTCAAGTTCAAGTCCGGCGAGCTCCGGCTCGAATGGGATAACCTGCGTGTCTGCAAGGCGTGCTGGGAACCGCGCCAGCCGCAGGACTTCGTGCGCGGCGTGAAGGACAAGCAGACGCCGCCGTGGACGCGGCCGGAGCCAACGGACGTCGAATTGTCCGAAGGGGCTTTCGGCCCGGAATTTGGGCCGGAGTTTGACTAGATGACGCTGGAAAGCCGTTCCCAATTCACCGCAACGCTGGCCCAATATCTGACGTCGCCCAGCGCCTCAATATCGGTTTCGGACGTAACGACCGTCTTTGAGGCGCTGGCCAATAACGTGGCCGGCTGGGCTGCGGAAGGTGAGAAGGCCGTTTTCACTACCGTGGCGGCGCTCCAGGCGGACACGACCAGAACCGCGAGCCTGAGCGCCGGGGACAAGGTGCGCATTCTCGATCACGGTGGCTTCAATCTCGTTGTCGTCTCGTCGTCGGCACATTTGACGAGCGGTGCGGGGACGTTGTTTCAGGTGTCCATGCCGACCGCGCGGCCGGAGTATTTCGGCGCTCCGGGGGACGGTTCTGCCGATGATACGGCTGTATTCAATACGCTGATTGGTTGGGTCAACGGGTCTGGTCCGGCCGGCATCGAGCTGAAAGGGCAGTATAAGGCTGCCAACCTGGACGCCATCACGCGTAACGATGCCCAGATTATTGGCTGGGGCGCCAAGGTGACGAAAAACGGCAATGGGGTGCTGTTTGATCTGGACGGCCTTGGAAACACAATAGTTGGCCTGGAAATCAACGGGGCCAGTTATACCAATTCGTGCATCAATATGGGCGCGAATAGGCAGCAAATTCTATTCTGTCACGTTCATGATAGCGGTGGCAAGGGCATCGCGCTCGCCGAGAATATCGACGAGGCCATCGTCATGGGCTGTCGCGTGCATGACTGCTCATCCGGCGGCATTTCGGCCGGCAAGGCTAATTACCCGCGTGTGCTGTTCAATTCCGTTTACAATATCGGTCCCGAAGGCATCCCCGTCGATGAAGCATATTATGGACTGATCATGGGGAATATCGTCCATGATACCGGTGGTGTCGGGACATTGGGGTGTTCGGGCGGCGAAAAGACGACCTGGGCGTTCAATGTAGGATACGACAGTAACGGCGGCATGACGATGGGT